AAGCCATCCCCGGCCCACAGATAGGTTCAGTTAATACATCCTCGTGCAATCCATAAACCGGCTCTCCAGACGCGTCTAATGCATTGCCTTCTTCATCATAAAATCTTGCATCAGCTCCAGTTCTGCCTTGATCTTCAGGCGGAACCTCAACCGGAGGTGCTTCTGGAACACCACCCTGATCTGGTGCCGGAGTGTATGTGGAAAGAAAATTGCCTGTTTTTTCAGGAGGGAGAAAAGTATCAAATTTGGTTCTAGCGTCTACCGCTGCCGTTGAAAGATTTTCGTATCCGGCAGAAACCGCATTAACTCTATTAACAGTATCAAGAAGCGGGGCTACACCACCATTTGTATAAAGGTCTGTTACTACGCTTCCGGCGGCATTAAGGTCTCTAACTAAAGCTGGAATCTGCCTATTCCGCATCGCGTCAAATTCAGCTTTTGTATATACTATTTGCTTTTCTTCAGGATGTAGAGCGGTTCCGTCTGGAAGAGGTATTTCCCAAGCATACTTAAAAACATCCCCTGTGGCGGGATCAATTTTATAATCCGTAGCAAGGGTAACCGCATATTTTTCTGGCGTTATAAGAGTTTGATACCGATCATCAAGTGTTTTATAGGTATTATATTTTTGTTGATAATCTGCAAGTAAGTCTTTGTTTGCGTCTAAAGTTGCTCTATCAGTATTTAACTGATCTAAATTAACATTTAGATAATTAAGTTTTTCCGTTTCAGCATTATACAAACCGTCAAAAGATTGTGCGCCTTCACCTTTTTGCAAACCGTTTGCTACGCCTACATCATCAAAGAAACCCTTAACATAATCTTTTACCATGCCGCCACCGGAAGATAGGGCGGCGGAAACCAAAGCGTTTTGAACCGATTGACCAGATGCTAAAGCATTGATTGTTGTATTGACCAAAGACTGCGGAACCCCATAGTCTTTAGTAGCGTAACCAACACCTCCCGCCAAGGCGCTGGCAAGCGCGGAAGTGACGGGGTTTTTGCCGGAAATAGCAGCGCCCATAGCTCCTTTTGCGGCACTACTTACAATTGAGTTTAGAAGTTTGTCGTCAATACCACTTGAAATTTGAGAGCCAAACGCGTTACTTACTGAACCAATGGCTAACGATTTTGCCGTTGCCGTTAAATCAACTTTACCGGTTGTTGCTAATTGCATTGCTACATTGACGGCAGCATTTGAAGCTAAAGTAGCCATGCTTGGCAGAGCCGATGTTATTGCTGCGGGGACGCCAGCTTCCACCAATGCAGCCCCAAATCCCGAACTAGCCCCGCCAACAGCCGAGCCAACACCAGCGCCTATTTCACCCGCGACATATGCTGTACCTACTCGCTTTGCTACATCCTCTAAACTTCCACCACTATTAACAGTATCTACCGCCAGATAGACCATAGCAGGTACTTGCCACGGGCCGGGAATGGCGGCAACTATCGGGGCAACAACGTCAGCCACATCCCCTAAAGCTCTTTGCACTGGCGCTAAAAAGCTACACCCCATTTTGCACCCCTTGTTTCACAAGCCAAAAGTCATTACTGTCTTGTGCGTATTGTGTGTAACCCATACCAAGCAATATATCCCTGATCCGTCTATCGTGCGTTGAGGCGTATAGTGCCTCCCCTTTAAATTCTTTAGAGACCTTCGCCATAGCACGAACAACTTTGCGAGAGAATTTATCAAACAATAGCCATGCCCTTACATTACCTTTAAAACCGTAATCCTCTAAAACTATAATGGCGTCGTCAAATTCGTATACCTCAACCCCATCGTCTACCATCTTCATAAACGAATCTATATTAGACTGAAGTTCAGCGCCCGTATAAAAACGCTCTCTGCGTTTTGTAAGCCAAGGCAATAGATTGCTCACTTTATGTAGCCCTTACTACGCAACTGCATAATAATCTCTGGGGTCAACGGCATAGCTTTCCCCTTTAAGATAACAGCCACAATCTGACTATCTTTATCGGTGACAATAACGCCATCATCGCTAACCATAAAAACTTGCTTGTCTATGATTGCAAAACCTTCTTTAACGGTAACCGGCCCCTCGTCCGTTTGAATAACACCGTTAAACCGATCTGTACGTGGATGTTGTGCCATCTCAAGCTCCCGGCAATGCTGAAACAAAGGACAATGTAGCAATCACAGAGGCTGTGGTTGGGCGGGTGGGGGTAACTCCGGCGGCGTAGTATTGAAGGGAGACTTGGGCATCATCCGTAGACCACCATAACTCTACATACTGATTTGCTTGTAGCTCAACAAAGTAGTTCCAAGCTGCAATGGTATGCCCGTTTACACCGCCATGCTTATTAGGCACCGAAACAAGACTGTTAGACCCAACCACATCTGCGCCGTTTACACGTATCCAGACACTTGCATCATGCAGTTGGGTATCGGCGTTCTCAAACTGACCAGACCATTGCAGGTTGTATATACCCGCTGTAGTTACCGTTATCCTAGAATTGCTCACCACAGACACAGCATTAGAATAGTCTGTGACGTTAAACGTCATTGCGGTTGCGGTGTTTACTGTGGCTGTTTGGTCAACACCGGACTGAAAGGCTCCGTAAGGGAACTGAATATTAGCCCCGCCGTTGACGCTCAGTATGGCGTTTAAACCATTGCACAGCCTATTAAAGAACAAGCGAAGCACATTATTAGTCTGGTCTTGGTAGGCACGAACGTAAGCATCCGTTGCTTGTGGAAGGGCGGGAGGGTCTACCTTGCGGATGTAGTTAGTGGTTGTGGTCATCTCTTCCCATCTTGCCTGATATCAAGTCTAGGAGAACCCAACTGCCATTGCACACCCAGAGCCGTTGACCGCACCTCCATCACCAACTGCCTACCTCTGACACGGGTATTAATCTGACCAGTAAATTCCTCAATCGGCAAGGTTGCCGTCCGAGTTACCGCCGCCGCCCCACTGGGGGTTGTAGAACCACCAACAGACGCAGGGCTGTTATAGCCAGAACCTGAGTTCTGCAATGGTTTGAGATACATTGTCACACTGGGAGACGTAGCCGTAGACCCACTGAACGTGATATCAGGCAGAACGCGCCAGACAAAACCAAACTTATGCCCATCCTCAATATCAAACTCAGCGGACGAAATGTAGGCTTCTATTGCCGCTGGTGTTCCATTGGTATCGTCGTTTAAACCAAGTTCATGGTCTACTAAGTTGCCTACTGCGGTGGTAGTGTTATAGGTAGCAGCAAGTGGGTAATCCCGAATCCCAGAGTCTAGCCAAGCAGTCCTGCTCATTGTGCCGTAATACCACGCACCTGCACCTTGATTTTCAGCATAGTTATAGATTACATACCGGTCTATAGCGGTCGATCCTAACGAACAGTAAAACCACCAAATCTCATTAAATCCTTCATTAGTAGAAGCAAAAACTTGGGCATACTGACCCTTGTCAATATCTTCAAATATAAACCGTAGCAGATCACAGTTCAGAGTCTGGCTGCGTCCATCGTATTTATAGAACTTGTCCACGCCCATCCAGTAAGACACCCCGTTGGCGTAAGCCACAGCATTCGGCCCAGCAATGGAGATGTTATCTGCCATAAGCTGCGTTCCCCAGATCACGGGTGGGCCAAGATATTGAAGCGAATACAAGGCAGAATCAGTCCAGACCAGAATCTCTTGACGGGACTGGTTCGTAGCAACAATTTTAGAGCCGTGAGAGAGACGCACATCACCGGCTTGGTTTGTCGGGGCTGGAGTCCAATTTACAAAAGATTCTTGGTCTGACCACCGGATCAACATCGGGTCTAGTGTAGTGCCGCCAAGTTCGTTAGTCCCCATACAGAATACAAACCGGCTGGAATCCGATATCAAAAGCAAGTTCTGGTAGATAGGTACGTCTGAGGCACCGCTAATAGAAACAACATTTATACCGCGTGGTGATATGGAATGCACCCCTGACTGACTGCCGCTGGTGTTGATTGCGGCCCCGCCCACGGTAAGAGCTAGACTAAACGTGGTTCCAGTAGTCAGGACGTAGTAGATAGTTCCAACTAGCAATCCTGTTGGCAAAGCACCAGTAGTTGTAAGCGTAACAGCCGTGTTGATTGGTAGACTAACGGTAGATGTTACGACTCCCGGAGTAGCAATCGTGACGGTAAAGGTCTTAGCCGTAGCCCCAATCGTGGCGTTCCAGTAATAAATACCACCGCCTTTTGGCCCGTAGATCAAGTCTTGACCAAAGTTATATTGGTTCCAAATACGAATTTGATCCGTTAGCCCCGTAGCACCCGTACCCCACGGGCCAGAACTCCACGTAGAAGCACCCCATCCGCTTAATGAAACTGCAAACGCTGGGCCTGTGTTGATGTTGTAAACCGCGTAGACCGTGCCCCCGCCAGCAGCAACAGTAGAGGTAGCAGCCGAACTTGCGGTAATGGTGTAAGTTGTCCCACTAAGGTAGGTAAGCTGATACTCGCCTGAAATGGTTAATCCACCAACGGCGGTTCCACCCGTAAAAGTTACAAAATCACCGTTTATAAACCCGCCAGCAGCATCAGTGACAGTTACGGTTGTAGATAGGTTGGTAGTGGCAAATGGGTTAGTTAGAGTAACTACAGTCCTGTTTGGAGTGATGTCGTTATAAAGACCACCCTGACTGATATAGAATTTAAGATTAGTGCCAACCCCAATAAGCTTCACGCTGCTCAGCGTTACCCAAGCCCACAGCGAACGGCATATACCTAAAAAGGTGCTTGTTGAGATACGGCTCCAGCCACCAATTTTCTCAGGTGTGCCTTGGCGAAAACGAACCTTGTCTGATTCATACCAGCCGTTCTCGTTGGTGTAACGCGTGTTTTCTCTGTTGACTCCCGGCTTTAGGGTAAGTTTCTTTAACGGCATTTCACACCCCTAGATATACTGCACGTTCGTCTTTTCGACGGGTAACAAGTCCCTGAAACACTTTACCCCCTGCCTTGGTATACAGCAAGAAACCGTCCGCAGCACCTTCAAACTCACCCCGATTGTGCTTCATGCGGATGCTGGATCGCTGAAGTCCACCAGCACCTAGATTAAACGCAAAGGAGACAAGTGCATCAAAGCGAGGCTGAGTAAGATTAACAGGACATAGTCTGCATACCCAAGACTCAAAACGAA